AGATTCCTCCTCGGAGTAGTAGTGATAACACACTCGCTTTCATTGGAGAGGCACCAGGACGCTACGAGATTGCTAAGCAAGAAGTCTTCATCGGGCCATCAGGCCAACTCCTCAATGCAGTACTTGACACGTACGGAGTCCAAAGAGAGTCGGTCTTCCTAGGAAACGCCACACTATGCCACTACCCCGACTCCATGAAAGAGTTGCCTAAGGAGGCAATTGAAGCCTGCCGTCCGCGCTTACAAGAGGAACTCACCGCTGCTGGCGTGAAGACGATTGTCCCCATGGGAAACTCTGCCGTAAGAGCAGTAATGCCAGACAATAAATCGGGCATTACCAAGCTCAGGGTGGGCCGTCCCAAGGTCCTGAATCACTTCTCCGTGGTCCCGACGTTCCATCCGGCCGCGTGTCTGCGCAGCCAGGAGAAGTTCCCTCACATGCTTAGCGATATAGGTAAGGCTGTGTCGGCCGAGTACCTTCCCGACCTCTGGTACGAGCCTGACGTTCAGGTCATCTCACCAGACAAGTACGGACGGGATTTCCCTGCTGTCATTATCAAGACACTTACCAGACCCACTCTCTTTCACCTCGACATTGAGACCAGTCGAGAGAAGGATATCTCATACGGCAACGTTCATATGAACAAGATGCTGTGTGTCGGTATCGGTGAGGAAGGTGAGGACACTGTCTTTGTCTTCACTGAGGCATGTTTCGAAGATCCTCTCTTCCGCCAGAGGTTCATGACCTTCCTCTCTACGGCCCATCTCGGTGCGCAGAATGGAAAGTTTGACCTGGGCGCACTGCGGGCGTACCTAGGATACCCAGACTTTGAGGGGCCTATTCTCAGCGAAGACACCATGTTGCAGAGCTATGCCTTACATGAATACCAAGGAGTGCATGGACTTGAATACATGGGTATGGAACTTCTTGGTACCGATGACTGGAAACATGTCATCACTCCTTACCTTAAGGGAGCAGACGGAAAACAACCAACGGATTACGGAAATATCCCTAAAGATATTCTTCACAAGTACAACGCATTCGATGTTCACGTCACCCGTTTGTTGCACGCATACTTTAGTCGAGAACTTGACCGTTTGGGATTGAATAATGCATACCGGTTCATGCTTAGGGTGTCCAACATGCTCACCCTCGTTGAACCCCGTGGCCTTGGGTTTGACGTCGCCTACTCAACAGAACTCGCAGCCAAATACGCCAAGGAACGTGAAGACCTTGAGAGAGGTCTACCAGAAGTATGTGACCTTGAGGCCAAAGGAAAGCATCTCCGAGTCCCACACAAGCTGAACGTAGACTCACCAGGTCAGGTCCAGAAGTACTACCGAGATAAGGGAATCGATCTTGAAAACACGGAAGCAGATACTCTCCGAGTACTACTCGATGACAGATCCATCCCAGATAGCGTACGAGGTACAACGCAACTTATTCTTGATATCCGAGCCATCACCAAGATGGACGGTACGTTCGTTACGGGACTCCGTAAAAAGGTTACTGCCGAGGGTACGGTTCATCCATCGTTCCTCATCCACGGTACTACTTCTGGACGACTTTCTGCACGGAACCCTAACAGCCAAAATATTCCACGGGCCGACCAGATTAAGAGACAATTCATTGCCCGCTCAGACGATCGGATTCTCGTTGGCGTGGACATGTCCCAGGCTGAGCTTCGCGTGCTCACTTGGTTGGCTAAAGAAGAGCTGACTCGTGATATCTTCAATGATCCAAGTCGGGATCTCTTTGTTGAGCTTTGTCGCTCTATGTTCCCTACTCGTTACCCTCCACATCTCACTGATAAAGAGGTCAAGAAGGCGTCAAGCTATGAGGCACCAGGTGAACCATCTATACGAACACTGGTGAAGACGTTTGCCTATGGCATTGCGTACGGTCGGACTGCTGCTGGTATTGCTGCTGATCCTCAGTTCAATATGGATGTTCGGGTAGCTCAGCAGCACATGAACGTCTTCAAGAAGGTCATCCCCAATACGATTGCCTTCCTCGAAGATGCGGCCGACAGAGCATGTCGTGGTGAGGCACTGGTCACTCCGTTTGGTCGGCACCGGAGGTTCCATCTAGTGACTCCACAGAACAAGCACGCTATTCGTAATGAAGCTAAGTCCTTTTATGCACAGAGTATTGCCAGTGACATCGTCCTCGAAGCCGGATGTCGCTTAACAGCACAGGGAGTCTATATCGTTAACCTCGTTCACGACGCGGTGTACTGTGACGTACCGAAAGAAGAGGCAGAGTACACACGAGACTTAGTGTCCAAGACTATGATTGAGGTTGGAGAGGAGGTTACAGGAGGCTATGTCAAGTTTGCAACAGAAGGAAAAATTGGACGTTCCTGGGCTGACGTTTAGAATTGGTTGGTGGACAGTAGATGCCTAGACTCAACATCCAACAGGAGCCACTCACCCCATTTAATGTGCTTGCCTTTGACCCTGGTGGCACAACAGGATGGGCTCAGGCTATTCTTGCCCCACATATGTTTGTGGCCCCTGATTTAGTAAGACTAGGAGACATCGAACTTCACACAGGTGAGTTCGGACCTAAAGAACACCATGATGAGCTGTATCAGAGTCTTGTCCATTGGGCACATGATGCATCAGTGTTTGAGCTTCCACCTCCAGAGATAGTCTCGGAGCCATTCCACTACCGACAGAACGTCGTAGAGGAGGGTGAGAAGTTCCGAGGGAAGGTGGAGCTGATCTCAGCCGAGTACATCGGGGTTATTCGTTTAGCTTGCGCTCAGCTCGGGTTGCCCTACTATGATCGTTTCACTCCTGGCGAGGCTAAGAGATACGTCCCCAATAAGAAGCTAGAATTACTAGGGTGGTTGCAACGTCCTCTTGATCCTATGCGTCACCGGAATGACGCATTGCGTCAGCTTGTCAAGTACCTTATTGTCAAACGAGGAGTACGACACCCACTGACGACGGCTTGGAGATCGACATAATGAGGCAGGTTGTGACAGAACTGGACCTGTATACGGCAATGTGCGACTACATTGCGGAGCAGTTGGAGGGGAGGTTCTCGCTTCAGTTTCCCTACCACACAGAAGTTGCCGAGCACATGGTCAATAAGCTTCGCAACCCTCACATGAGGGAGAGCGTTGGCGCCATCATTCAGGCTTTGGAAGGCACAGTTTCGCAGCTCGGGATGACAGTCACTCAGTGCACTTTGCGAGGGTGTGAGAATGATGAGAACCACGACTTCATTCGGGAGTTTCTTAACTTAGTGTGGGATGCTCGTGACCTCACGCATGACTGGCTAAGGGGGAAGGGAATTGTCCCAGGACAATCCGCCAACTGAGGTAGAGTTGGGTAACTTCTTCCTTCCTGAATGGGTCATTGGAATCTTCTTCGACGGACATTGGGAACAGGTCAAAGAAGGAACCTTTAGAGAAGGTATTGACACTGACAACGGTCCGATGGCAGTATTTGAAGACCCATTTGGTGGAGAGGTTGTCTTTGTCCTGACAGACATCTCTGCCTACCGAATTAAGAGACCTCTCCCACCCCCAGAACCTCAAGCCACAGTGCATCAACTCCATAAGAAGTAGTAGACTGGTCCCGGAAGGGGCCTTTCTGCATTCTAGGACAACTGAATAGGGGCATGATGACCAGGGCAGCTTACTCACTAGTTACTCTACTGGCACAGATCAATGCCAAGTTTCCATACCGGGATAGAGCTAGTGATGGTGGTATTGGAGATGCTGCACACTCGGCACGAGTCTCAGATCATAACCCTGACTCGTCGGGTATCTATCACGCTTACGACTTTGACCATGACCCCGACTCTAACGGTCTGGATTGCTACACTCTGAAGCGCGAACTAATCGCTTCCAGTGATAACCGTATCAAGTACATCATTTTCATGCGACGCATTTGGTATGCATCCAGTCGTCGTGAGGAGTACTACAGCGGGGTGAATGCACACGATCACCACCTACACCTGTCGGTTGTTTCTGGAGCACCAGGAGACGATTCTCGAAAGTGGGTACTACCATTCCTGAGCACTACCGGTGGAGGCGGAACAACACCCACTTGGTCTGGTGGTACGTACTGTCAGTATGAGGATCGCAATGACCGAGTCATGACGCTACAGAACCATATGACAAAGATGTACCGTGGATACAATGCGTACGTGCCTACAGGCTTTTACGGAGATGCCACCAAGGCAGGCATTGCCGAGTTCCAGTCGAGGGTAGGCATCGAGGGGCCAGATGCCGACGGTACGATTGTTGGGCCTAGGACCATGAAAGAACTGATCCAGCGTGGATTCCGTCCGTAGTCCACGATTCTTTTGGATGAACTCCACCAGTAGACCAAGTACCACCAATAGCAAAGTCAACTTCTGGGAACATCTCGACATAAGCAAACATTGGGAGCGCAATCAAAGAGACAGCACCGAGCGCTAAACGAGCACCGTCAGCAGTGAGCACTCCCAAGACAGTGAGTGTGACATTGCCAACCTTGATCGTGATGACATTGACCGTCAGTCCAGGAAGGACATTCAGTTGAGCAGCGCCGAAGGCTCCGAGGACGCCAACAACACTCAGCGCTTGCGCAGTAGTGAGCAGCGCAGCGCCAATCTTCTCACGGGTGCCATTTACAGCGAGGACATAAATAGCTGGAAGGGTGACGGCACCAGCTATACCACCAACACTGGCCATCAGAATGCCGAGGGCAGCGAGCCCAATCGCCCCTTGCAGAATCCCGACCGGACTAGTCACCGTCAAGACTGGTACCGCGAGCACTGAGACTGCGCCGGTAGTCGTCCGTAGACCAGCAACAGTCAGGCTACTAGTAGAAGAAAGTGCAACACTACCGAACTGTTCCAGGGTAGCCGCAACAGAAAGGGTAGTACTCGCATTTAGTATTACTGCACCAGCAGTAGTTCGAACTGCACTAACCGAAAGCGTACTTCCGGCCGCTAGCGTAGCTGCTCCTTGAACAGCAACCGCAGACGCTCCAGCAGTCAGCGAGGAGCCAACTGTTAGTGTGGCTGCACCTGAAGGGAACCAATCAACAGCAGTAGGAGCGGTGAGTCCTGACATGAGTGTTTGAGCAGTGACGCCCATGTCACAAAGAATGTTGATCGTAGCCTGTTGAATAACTACATCAACATTGTCCCCACCAGTATTGGTGTGGTAAGTGTTCGTATTGTCGACACCGAAAGCCCAGTTAACCGTACCAGTACCAAAAGTAATACCGCCATTGTTACTTGAAGGCTGAGCCACCAGTCGGTGAGTAACAGTGCCCGTACTATATGTATCACCAGCATCAGTCAGAACGATGCTATTGCTCACTACGTGTGTTGCCGTAGAGCAGTATCGGACTCTCGGATGTGGAGTTGCCAGAAAAGCATTGCCAGTGGCAGTGGTGCCTGCTGGGCCATAGGTATCCCACTCAAAGCCCAGAATCTCCGATGGAGATGTGTAGCTACCAGAAGCTAGAGCTGCAACTGTCGTGTTCCTCCAGAGAGGCTGCGCTGAGTAACCTCCAGTAAACGGAACAATGAAGGATCGGAAATCGGGCCCGTTGACCATGAAAATCGTACCACTGAACTGATTCTCCGGGTTGTTACCGCCCTTACCCGCGCCATCAGGGTCACGCCAAGTACCAGTCCACTGCGTTCTCCCGGTAGAAGCACGGGCAGCAATGGTTGATTTGTAGCACTCCCAGGTACGCGGGCGACCACTGCTATCATTGTTCGATCCTACCGTGCGCCAGAAGACCTCATTGCCGGCACACGAAAAGACAGATCCTCCCGCTACCTTGAAGGCTTCCCAACCTGCCCGCATCCCGTCGGACCAGTATTCATTGTGTCCAGTAAAGATGCCTGCCTTGACTCCACCAACGGTAGAGCCATTGCCCTTGAGTAGGGTGCCAGAAGAGTCTCCAGCAGCATCAATACAACCGTAGTACTTGACATCTATTCCGTTGCGCTCCACAAAGCGGAGCATTCCGTATTCACCAGTGAAGAATGTCGACCATTGAACAGCGCCATAGCCACCACTGACCGCGAGCCTATTTATGAACGGCCGATTGTAGGACACATATCGGGCGCAGTCAGCATTGTACTGGTCTACTGCAATACCGAAGTATAGAGAGTTTCCAGCGGCCCAGTTGGATGATCCCATGTC